TTCAGGATCATACAGGAAAGAGTTCTTCTCTTTACTTAAACCATATGTAGAATTTAAAATAATCTTAAACAAATAGTTCAATGGGTCCTTCTTGCTATACTTTTTTCTTTCTTCAAAGAACCATTCATACAGCTCACAAAAATCTTTTTTAGGAAATTGTGCAGGTCCCCACTGATTTCTAATTGCTAGATTTGGATAAAAAGAAGTTACGTCTGCAGATAAGATAATCTTACCATTACCAGATTTGTATATACCAGGTTTTATACAACCATGTAAACCACCTAAACCAAAATCAGTTTTTACACCTTTATACATCATAGTGTATTTAGGTCCTTTGATTTTATCATCTTTATCATCATACAACTTAGTATCTACTACCAAGTTCTTAAACCAATTATGCACACCTTTAAATTCAGGAGTTTCAAATTCTACCATAGGAAGAATAATTTCTCTGATATTTACAAAGTTTCTGTAAGTACGCATAGCTCTAATTTCTTTCTTAGTCTTACCTAATTTCTTAGATAGGAAGTGAAGAAAGATTTCTTTACTAATACGTGGCTCACTTGCAGAATATAGTGCAACATCATATGTTTTACTAAGTTCTGCTCTCAAATTGATTTGTGCTGCCATAGGTCTTTCACCTTTAGCATCTTTGTACAAAAATATTTGTTTAGTGGACAATACATCATTAATACAATAATTGATGATATCATCTAGTGTTTTCTGATCATGCACAGGTTCAGTATGATGATGAGGCATTTCCTCTACATTATACCAATCCATGGAGAACTGAATCCACTTTAATGAACTTCTTTTTGCCATGTTATCCCAGTGATTGAGTTTGAACACATCAATACACTTGATAGATAACTTAAATTCTGGATAGTCTAACCATTCTCCTGCATTAGATTTTCTGATTACTTCACCTGCATATTGTGCAATAGTAGCTGTGATTTCATCTGAGTCTAACTCAAGGAAATCTTTTTCATATTGCAATACAAATTCAGTAATCTGAGCATCAAATGCAAGATTATTATAACCTAAATGCCAATCACCATTCTCTTTACAGTCTTTAAGAAAATCTATGAATACTTTCATATCATTTCTACTTTTATTGACTACAAAGGTTTTAGTTTCATTTGAGCTATATCCTATAAACACAGCTACAAAACAATTGACAATGGTTTCATAATCCATTACCCAGAATTTCTTATCTCTCATTCTATTCTTCTAAAATACTTAATGCAGTGTGGTTGTAGTTATTAGCAAAAAAATTGATGAATTCTCTAATATCATCAACATTATCAATATAATATTCATAATATGTATCCATCATTTGTCTTTCTTCTACATGTAAAGTTTTACCATCTGCACCAGTGGCACCTTTCTTTTGGATTAGTTCTCCATTACCATCTAGTTTAGGAAACATCTGTGGTTTGTCTTTATGCTCTTTACTTATGATAGCAAGAACTTTTGTTCCTGGATCATAAATAACTTCATTAAAAGGACATTTTACATCTGTAGGTAACATTCTAAATGTTTTTTTACCATACCAATCAGTAGAGTAAACAAGCATGCTTTGTTGCATAATATTTGGTTTTAAGTTAAATTTATTTCTGGGTGTTTTGCATGACACATTTCCTTTTCAGGATCATATTTGTCACAAAGTTCACCAACTTTTTTCAATATTTCAACATCTATCTCTAATATTTCAGCATACTTATCAAAATAAGCATCTGGAAACACATATGATTCTATATACACCCATTCAGGCGTATGTATACCATAGTAATTAGTTAGAAGTTTTTTAGCCAGTGTAGAAAATTTTGAATATCTACCTTCTAAGAAATTATCAAAATCTTCTCTGTAGATATTATAATCAAAAACATACACTACATTGTCATCATCAACAGGTACACAGTAATCAAGCATAGGGTGGTTTATCAACTCCTCTCTTTCAAACTCACACCATTCTGATGTATCTTCACGTTTGTATATACAAATAAGCTTTCTTGCATCTTTATTATATATGTTATCCCATTCAATATAAGTTTGAACAGGTCTATATTTCTTTTTCTTTATCTCAAGAAGAGGATATAAAAAAGTAAAAGATTTCTGAAAGTATTTGCGATATATGTCTTTCATCATATTTCAAGTTCATTGTTTATTAAAAACTGATAAGGTAAATCAAAGTTTCTAGTTTGAAAATGATATGCAGCTTCTTCAATTTTAGCATTAGTATCTCTATTCCAAATCTCTAATGTAGTATCAGAAATTTTTATAGGAGCTACTTGCATATATGGATCTACAACAATAAATCTAAATTCAAAATTGTAATCAGCATACTGTGGTAATCTTAAATAAACATTTTTTACTAGTGTATGATAGATTGATGCTTGCATCCAATATCTGTAATACTCAATAGAATCTTCAAATGAATTTAAATCTTTACTAGTCTTTTTCAAATCATTTACTCTAATCACTTTGTTAGTGTGATCAAATACTAGATTATCTATAAAACCTCTTAATCCAAAAGGTAAACCTTTAGGAAAAGCAGCAAGCTCAATCTCATTTTTCATTTCTACATTATCAGTAATACTGTCTTTGGTGTAACCCATAACTTTCATTACATGTGCAGATTGTTTAATAATCTCTACTACAGCTAAAGCATTATCATACATACCTTGATCAATGTTAGTTTTACCTTCACATTTCTGCATGTATTCCCAATAGCTTTTATGATCTTCAGTGATTATTTTATCAATACGTTGTTTATCAGTCTTCAATGACTGATATAAATTCATGTCTACTAGTATATCAAGTATTGCATGCTCAAAATGTTCAAGCATACTTCTAGGATCACCCATAGATTTAAGCTCTGAATAATGTACATATAATCTTTCTAATACTTTTTTTGGATTATCACTTGGTACATTAGTAGCCATAAGTACAAACTCTTTTTCAAAGTCTTCTGGATTCAAGAATAAGCAGTGAATAAGCTTACCTTCAATCATATTTTTGTCAGATACATCATCTTTTTGCCCTAATATATAGTGCATGTAGAATAATTTTGGACTAAATAACAACTTATTCAAACCTGAATAAGACATCATAAAGTTTTTATCAAAAAATTCTTCTTGTTTTTGAAGCATTTCTGCTTGCGTTGGCATTTTAAATACTCTCATTATTTGCAATTTTCCATATCTCTTAGAAAATATCTTCCTAATATGTTACCATTATAACTATTGCTTGTTAGCACATCAGCTTTAATTTGATGTGCCAACTCACAATAATTCAAGTATTTCTTAGTACAACATAATTCTAAAATCTCTCTTTTATACATTGATTTATCTGTTGATTTAATTTCTTCAGTTAGTTCTTTACAACTACCATAGTAACTTAACCAATTAGATTCTTTAGAAACTCTTTTAGTCTTTCTTCTAGTACCTGTTTCAAGTTTCTCTTTTTTTGTAACTGCTGTTTTTCTAGTAAACTGCAAGACTTTTTTGCCAATATAGAACTTACCAGTGCTAATATTTGTGATTTTGTAAACAAAACCTATTAGATTTTCATAATTTGGTAAATCTTCAACCTTAGTAATTACTTTGTTCTTACATGAAGGTAGTATCCAATTGCTCATAATATATAAATTTGAACAACAAATATATTAATTATTTTTATTAAGTATATAATATTTTGCAATTGCTTTATCTAAAACAGGAATAAATTCATAAGCAGCTTTCTTTATACCATGATACTTTACCATATCACTGAAATCTTTTTCTAATGGTACATAGCAAAATGGTATGTTAAATCTGCTTAAATAGTATTGCATACTATCTATTCCTGCTTTGTCACTATCCATATAAGTAACAACAGCTTCATACTCTGTTTTAAATTTATTAATCTGTTTATCTGATAGTTTTGAATTCTCACTATCTGGTGCTACTACATCAATATTCAACCCTGGAATGCTTTTGATTGCCATGCAATCTTTTAGAGAAGATGTAATAACTAGAAATCTCTTACCTTCTAATTGTTCAATACCTTGAATACAATCACCAAGCTTAAGAAACTTCTTATCTACTTTCAAAGGTTGGTACAGTTTATATAGCTCATGTTTGTTATTAAAATATCCATAAGTGTTTTCTTTTGCAACAGTAAACATCTCATCTGTAAAAGAATCATTTATCTTTTTACACATGGTGTAACTTGCAACAGGGACCACATTATATTTATCTAATAACTCACTACCTATATTAAACTGCAGCCAAAACTTTGCATCATTTGTATTCCATTCTCTAGTAGCATAATCAGAAACAATCCAGTGTGTATTATTAAAGTCTTTTTTTACGCAAGATTTACCAGATTTTAAATAATCATTATAATCTCTAATAATAGTATTTACTGTACTTCCAAAATCAGATTTCCATAGATATCTCATCAAGTCAATAGCATTACCACCATTACCTGTAGAAAAACATTTATATCTATAATGTTCTCCTTCTTGATAATAGTATATATACATTGATGGTGTTTTATCTGCAGGATTAAAAATACTATTTATTCTTACTCTTTGTCCCATAAGAGGATCAGGTAATTGTAAATAGTGTTCAAATATCCAATCACTTGGTACATCCTTAATGTCACACACAAAATTATTTAAACTAAACATAATCAGTAATTTATATTAAAATGAAAAGGGTAGACATTACATCTACCCTTATCTTAAAAATAAAACATTATGATTATGGAAGCTGTAAGTCGTTTATGTTTTCTTCAAAAACAGGAGGTGCAACTGGTGCACTAAATACGTCAGCAGCTGGAGCAAAACCTTCTACCATAGTAGCAGTTTCTGTCGCTGTTGCTTTCTTATCATACACATGAATTGTTTCATCAAATGCAGCTAACTTTGGATCTTCAGCTGTATTAGCATAAGCAAATTTACCCTCTAATCTTTTTGGCAAATATAAAGCATAATTTGGATATTCAGATCCTTCTTTAAAATATCTTTGAGCACCTAAAGTAAAATAGAATTTATAACCTCCTTTAATAAGGAAAGCTCTAACTTCTGCTACTAGGTCTTCAATTGTGTCAGCACTAACATTTTGACCTTGAAATTGGTCTAACAAGTTCACTTGTTTCAAGAAAGTACCTAAAAAGTTTTGAATAGATTCATCTCTACCAATCTTTTTACCTTTGTATTCCCAGTCTTTAAAACCATATTGGTTAGCTTTCACATTACCAATTTGACCTTTATAGTTTCCTTTAGAAGGATCTAGTCTATTGATTTGAAAACCTTCAAAATCTTCTCCTAATTCAGGTCCCATTAAAGAGAACACTAAATTATATTGATTTGCATCATATGGTGGTTTCTCTAGTTTTAAATCTAGAATTGTACACTGGTGTGTACCTGGTTGTAAACTTTTTTGTACAAATGTACCTTCTGTTGGCTGAAAATTGTTTAAACTAAAACTCATCTTTTTAAAATTTAAATGTTATTAATTAATCTATAAATACTTGATCCCAGTGGGTTGTTACTTTTCCATCTTCTGATATCTCAGAGATAACAATCTCTTTATTTCTCAGATGTTCTGGTCTTGCACCACATAAGATATCATCTTGTGTTTTAAAACTCAAGATATTTTTGTTTCCTTTTCTTACTAAATATCCAATAGCATCTGCTTTAGATGTAGTAAATATTTTTAACTTACCTGTTAAGTTTAAGTCTAAAGCTTCAAAGGTGTTACCATTCTTTTCTAACATAGTGTCTTTTACGTGACCTAGTAAAATCAAATGAGGACATAAAGCTTTGAATCTTTTAACTACATCTTCAAAGGCTTGTCTTAACCATGGATAACCTGCACCATTTGCCATGTTGAGGATAGTTCCATGTTTTGCTTTACCACCTGTTGTAGGTGTAAACCAATTAGCACCCATAGGTGATTTGGAATATAAGAATTCTGCATAAGGAATACATAATTCTTCTAAAGCTGATATTGTGTCAATAGCAATATACTTGTATGGTTTACCAGCAGTTACAATTGCTTGTTCAATAGCAAACAAATCTTGTATTGTTGTTATTTTAACTTTTACAGCAGCTACATAATCAGAACCATCTTCTAAATCTATAAGCAAACTATCAGGTAGTTGAGACAATAATGTTGTTTTACCTACTTTAGGTTTACTAAAGATTACTAGATTCTTTGGACTCTTTGTTACTGCACCTACAATTCCTGTAGGCAATGTAATACCTGGTGTTACAGCTGCACCAGCTGTATTTTTTACTTCTGCCATTTTTTACCTTCGTCAATTAAGTTATTTAACCATTTTTTATTTGATAGTGGCACCTTATTTATAATGCAATAGATATCTCTAATTGTCATTTGTGCATAATGTGCATCATCTTTTTCTGTAAAAGGTTGCTCTTCATCAAAAGCACCTAAATCAACTTTTTCAAACTCTAAATCTAGAGTAGGTTCAGGTTTTTCCTCAACCATAGTTGATGTTTTTGTCATTTCTGGATAAGCTGTCTCAATTTTATTTCTACTTATCAACTCTAAGTCAGATAATCTAACTGCATAAGTTGGAGTAGGTAAAAGAGTGCCATCATTTTTCATAGTTACTTCTACACAAAAATTAGGTGCTGTCTTCCAATCAGGTTTGTTTTTTAATCTGTATAGGTTTCTATGACCATCTTCATATGGTTTATCAAACCAATCAAATAACTCAACAAATACATCTTGATTTTTTGATAGTTCACTTGGAAAGAATCTCACGCATTCTGATTTTCTTCCATCTACAACTTCAAATTCACTGCCTTGGTAACATAACTTTGCATAAAATAATGGATTTTCAACTCCATAATCTACAAATAGTTGTTCCCAATAAGGCTTGAACTCAGCTGTAATCACATTAATGTGTTTCTTTTTTCTTAATAGTTCTGCCATCTTAACTAATTTAATTTATATAACCTTTTTAATAATTCTACAGCTAGGTTCAACTGCTTCTTCAACAAGCATCTGAGCATAGTTTGCTCTATACCATTGAATACCAACTTCACCATATCTGTTTTTTAATACATGCATTGCCAATAAATACTTATCACTAGGAGTTATCATAAAGTGATGTGGTCCATAATCTGATATATTATACTTTGCAGGTCTGTTATAAGCAATCATAACATCAGCGCATTGTAATAATGCATCACTACCAAAGACATCTTTCTCTGTAGGATAATTTCCAGCTGTACCTGGCTTTTGTCTTTCAGCATCATCAATTTCTCTGTTCAATTGAGTTAGTATAAGAAACATAACAGGTAACTTATTTTTCATCTCTGCTAACATAACAGCAAGATTATTTAAAGTTTCTTGTTTACTTTTCTCACTACCACTCTGTTTTACTAAGAGAGTATGATCTAGAGTTACAACAAATGGTTTCCCAATCTTTTTGTAAAACTGTATCAATGCTGATTGCATCTCATTAACTGTAAGAGCTTTGTCAATAATAAACTCTTTTCTAGTCTTGTTTGCGGATGCATACGCTTTTAACTTGTCAAAGTCTGCTTTAGATAATGAAGGCATTCCATCATCTTTGGCAGATTGAAGGTATCTAATATTCATGTTATTTGCAGATGAGAATTCACGTAGTGCCATATTCCTACCTAACATCTCAAACTGAAAATGTAACACTGCAAAATCTTGGTCAGGATTTAGATTCTGTAGTTCTCTTGTTAAAGAGCTTGCTATCAGAGTTTTACCAACACCAGGTCTTGCACCTATTACATACAAAGAATTCCATTCTACACCATTAAGTCCAAT